CTGTTAGAGCCTCTCCTGGACTTGCTCAACCTCATTTTACCGCCGTTGTGCGATTTTATTAAAATGCTGTTTGACAAGCTCTTACCGCCTCTCTCAAAGGCTTTCTCGGGCGTGGCGGATATTGTCGGCGGCGTATTCAAAAACGCCTTTGACGGTATTAAAAAGGTTTTCGAGAACGTCAAGGGAATTTTTAACGGTATTATCGACTTTGTTAAAAATGTCTTTACGGGTAATTGGCGCGGAGCCTGGGACTCGGTTGTAAGCATTTTTAAGAATATTTTTGAGGGTATCAAAAACGCCTTTAAGGTGCCTATAAATTGGATAATTGACGGTATAAATGTTTTTATCCGAGGGCTTAACAAGCTAAAAATACCCGATTGGGTACCAGGCGTAGGCGGTTTAGGACTCAATATTAAGAAACTCTCCCGCCTCCGTATCGGTATGGAGTATGTACCTTATGACGAGTACCCCGCGTTGCTCCACAAGGGCGAGCGCGTATTGACCGCAGGCGAAAACAAGGAATACTCCGCCGCTATGTCTACGGCGGCAGCAGGCGACGACAAAGAGGGACGGCTCGTTATCAAAATCGAGCTCGGCGAAAAGGCTATTTACATTGAAAACCTCAAAGGCGACAGCGAGCAAGATGTAGAGAGCTTTGTTGACCTCTTGTTAGAGCTTATAGCCGAGAAAATCCAAAGAAAGGGAGTTGTATTTGCATAATGGAAAAATTACCGTTTTTTATGTTCAAAGACCATAGCTCCCTCGAGTTTGGGTTGCTTATTTCCGAGAAAGGCTCCTACAAGGGAGCCTCTCGGGATATTAGCTATACAAGCGTCCCAGGGCGCAGCGGCGACCTTATCACAGACAACGGACGCTATAAAAATATCAAAATCCCGTATAACTGCGTATTGCTCAACAATACCGAGCGGGAATTTGTCGAGCTTACACACCAAATTAAAGGTTGGCTCCTGGCGGAGCAGGGCTATTTTCGTTTGTGGGATAGCTACGATAAAAAGTATTTTCGCCTGGGCTCCTACTCCGACGAGGTAGACATAGAGCAAGAGCTCCGCGACCTCGGCGAGGTAAAGCTCTCTTTTAACTGTAAGCCGTTTAAGTATTCTTTCGAGGGACAGCAGCCCGTCGTATTCACGGCAGCAGGCACCCTCTACAATGCAGAGTTTTACCCATCCGCGCCGTATATCAAAATCACGGGCAGCGGGACGGTTACTTTAACCGTAAACAATGACTCGTTTACCTTTACGGATATTGACGAGTATATCGAGGTAGACTCCGACATTATGAACGCTTATAAGGGCATACAGCCCCAAAATAACAAAATGTCGGGAGCGGCTTTCCCTACGCTGCTACCTGGCAGCAATGCTATTTCCTGGGTTGGTGATGTTACGCAGCTCGAAATCGTCCCGAGGTGGTGCTGCTTATGATACCTATTTTATACGCAAAGACCGAGAGCACCTTTACGCATAACGGTATCGGCTTTCTAAAAGACGCTACAAAGTGTACCGTAACCGAGGAGCGTAACGGCTCCTATGAGTGCTCTTTACAGTACCCTATTACGGGACAATGGTACGACCAAATTACGGAGGGCTGCATTATCAAGGCGAAAGCCAACGACACGAGCGAGCCGCAGCTATTCCGTATTTACAAATCGAGCAAGCCTCTTAAAGGTATTGTTACATATTCAGCGGAGCATATCAGCTACGACCTTAACGGCATACCGACTCTCGGTTTTTCTGTTAAAAATGTAACGCCGCAAGCGGCTATTACTCGAGCTATCCAGGACGCGGGCTTGCCGTCCGCATTTACTGCTATAAGCGATATTTCTACCCTCAACAGCTCGACCATTTTAACGCCTTGCTCCGTCCGCGCTATCCTGGGCGGGCAGGCGGGCTCGGTGCTTGATGTGTGGGGCGGCGAGTTTGAGTTTGATAATTTCGTAGTCAAGCTCCATAAGCACCGCGGCTCCGATAGAGGCGTAAGTATCGAGTACGGTAAAAACTTAAAAGACCTCAAGCAAGAGGCAAATATAGCCGATTGCTATACGCACCTTATGCCGTATGCTCGCTACTCCCAGGACGGAGAGGGCGACGAGAAAATAGAGGTATATGTTTACCTCTCGGAAAAGGTGCTGCCTCTTAACAACGCCGAAAATATCGGACACAGTAAAGCCTATATTATGGATTTTACAGACCGTTTCGGAGAGGGAGAGGCAGTTACCGAGGAGGCTTTACGAGCCAAAGCTACCGCATACGCTGCGGCAGCGGAGCTCGGCGTGCCAAAGGTTAATATTACCGTTTCTTTTATTCAGCTATGGCAGACCGAGGAATATAAAAACATAGCACCTCTTGAGCGTGTTATGATGTGCGATACCGTAGCCGTCCGATTTTCAAAGCTCGGCGTAACGGCTCGCGCAAAGGTTATAAAGACAACCTATAACACCCTCGAGGAGAAATACGATAGCGTCGAACTCGGCGACGCTAAAAGCTCGTTTGCGGACACCGTAAACAAGCAGCAGGCGGCTATAGAGGAAATTAAGACCTCTGTAAAAAAAGGGCAGGCAGAGGCTACCGAGCAGCTCAAAAAGGCGATAGCAAACGCTACGAGCCTTATTACGGGACACTCGGGCGGCTATGTCGTCCTCAACCCTGCGGAAAAGCCGCAAGAAATCCTCATACTTGACGCGCCTACCCTCGAGGAGGCTGTTAATGTGTGGCGGTGGAATAGCGGCGGCTTGGGTTACTCCTCCACGGGCTACAATGGCGAGTACGCGCTCGCTATGACAATGGACGGCGCAATAGTCGCCGACTTTATTAACGCGGGTATTCTTAACGGTGCCCTCTTGCAGGCGGACTCGGTGCAAGCCTCCTCTATCTCTCAAGAGTACAAAACGGCGGTTACAAACGAAATCGGCGAGGCTACCTCGAGCGTAGAGCAGGCGTTTATCGCAGCCGACGAGCACCTATTGAGCGTTATTAAAGGCATTGAAACCGTTTTTTACGGTGATATAGAAACCCTCGAAACGACCATATCAAGCCTCGAGCAGAAAATAGACAGCTTGACGCTCTCTTATACCACCAAAACAACGGGCGGTATAAACAATATTAGAAACTCGAGCGGCTTAAATGGCGTTTCGGACGATTGGAGCTATACGGGCTCGGTTGTAGCGCAACAGACGGCAGACGCGGTAAACAATACTGCCTCGGGCTCTATGTTTCGCTTGCGCGTCGGTACCCTATCGCAAGAAATAACCGTTTTGCAGGGTAAAGAGTATACGCTGACTTTTAAGGCAAAAAGAGGCACCGCTAACCGTTGCTATGTGCTTATCAATAACGGCGGTAACGATACCTTTATTTTTGACGAGCAGGCAATAAATAACACCTGGGCGGAGTATTCTTTAACCTTTACGGCAGCGGGTAACACCGTAACGCTTACAGCGGGTACTACGGGCTACTATTTGTATGTGGCGGACTTTATGTTAGCGGAGGGCAGCCAAAAGCAAAATTGGACTCCCGCGCCTAACGAAATCTATACCGAAAATGTAAAGATAGACCGCCGAGGCATTAACATTACGAACTCCGAGAGCTCCACAGAAACCATTATAGACCATACGCAATTTGCAGTTAAGCACGCGGGAGCGGTAGTCCTTACCGTAAACAAAGACCTTACTACTTTACGCAAAACCGAGGTAACGGACGAGCTGACAGTAGGCAAAGGCAAGTTTGTACCGCAGAGCGCGGGGCTTGATATTGTACTGCTCGATTAAGGAGGCGACACTATGGCAACATTTAAGAGTAATTCCTATGAGGGCAGATACTTACAGCTCACTATTACCGAGTCTGTAAATGTAAAGGCTAACACCTCTACGCTTACCTGGACACTGCAATGCTTGGGCGGCTCGGTAAAATACTACTCCACCGCCCCGACTACCGTAACAATTAACGGTACCGTCGTTTATAGCAAAGGCGCGACCTCTTGGGACTCAAAAGTATTTCCCGCAGCTAAAGGCTCAACGAGCGGCACTATTACCGTTGCTCACGGCTCGGACGGCAAAAAGAGTATTACGGTAGGATTTTCGACGAGAGTATACTACTCCACCGCGCAAGAGTACGGCGGCAGTATGACTCTTACAAATATTGACCGCACAGCTCCTACGGTTACTCTTGCAACTTCTAATATAACAGCCTCAAGCGTAAAAATTACGGTTAGAGCCTCGACTACCGCTAATCGTTGGTGGTATTCAACAAACGGCGGCTCCTCTTGGGTGGAGTTTAACTCTACGGACGGCACCTCTAAAGAATACACAATAACGGGGCTTACGCCTAACACCTCGTACAGCATACAAGTATGCGCGAGAAAAAAAACAAATGATGTAGACGGCTACTCGAGTAAAACCTCCGTAAAAACGCTTGGCGGCTCGGTTATATCCTCCGTGAGTGCCTTTACCGCCGACGCAGCTACAGCAAAAATAACAATGTCGGTAACGGTATACAATACGAGCTACACGCACACGCTCGTTATTAAAAACGGCTCTACAACCGTTTTAACTATAACGGGCTTGAGTTTATCCAACGGCTCGAACACTATAACGCTTACCACAGCGCAACGCTCTACGGTGCTTGCGGCTATGTCGGCTCTAAAGAGCTTTACGGGCACCTTTACGCTGACTACCTATAGCGGCACAACGCAAATAGGTACCGCCTCGAAGAAAACGGCGACGGTGCAGACGACCTCCGCGAACTCTGCGCCGACATTTACGGCGTTTACCTTTGAGGACTCCAACGCAACAGCCGTAGGCGTTACGGGTAACAATCAAATTTTAATACAGAATATCTCAACGCTAAAGCTGACTTTGACAGCAGCTACAGCAAAGAACGGCGCGACAATTTCGAGCTATTCTGTTGTGGCCGGCTCCAAAACCGCCTCGGGTACCACTACCACAATAACGGTAGGCACCTTACCCGATAAAGGCACCGTCCCCGTTATCGTTACGGCTATCGACTCTCGAGGCTACACGACAGCGGTAACGGTTAATATTACCGTCCTCGAGTATGAGGGTATCAATATTACCGAGTACACTATGCGCCGTGTAAATGAGGTTGAGGAAACAACCCAGGTAACAATCGGCGGCGACATTACGCCCGTAACCATTGACGGCGCAAACAAAAACAGCTTGCGCTATCTGTACTACCGCTACCGCAAGACGAGCGACAGCGCGTATAACAGCTACGAGGATATTACAAGCTTAACAGAATGCGACGACAGCGGCTTTAATTTTGAGTCCGACGAGTGGTTAAGACTGGACGCTGACTACTCCTATTATGTGCAATTCCTCGTTACCGACAAGCTGACCTCGGACACCGTTACAATAACGGTACCGCAGGGCACGCCGTTACTTGCGCTCCGCCGTAAAAAGGTAGGTATAAACAAGCGCGAGCCTGCGGCGGCTTTAGATGTTGACGGCTCGGTTATGATGAACGGTTTTAATGTGCTCGGACTCGTGGCGGCTCTCGACGGCTCCGAGGACTTAAATAACCTCGTGGCAGGCGGCATATACACCCAGGCGTTAAACGCTAACGCAAGCACCGACAAGCACTACCCGAAAGCTATTGCGGGCTTTTTGGAGGTTATGGCTAACCCGAGCGGATATATTATGCAGCGGTACACCGCCTACGATAACTCCGCCGTGTATGTTCGCACCCGATACGATAATAAATGGTACGCTTGGAAAAGCGTTACATTAACCACAGTATAAGGAGGCTTACCTATGGAAATTAGGCAAAAACTTTCTCTCGATTTTGGCAGAGATACGCACCCTATTACGGTGTTTGCAAAGCAGAACGACAAAAACACCCGCTTTCTCGAAATTGCACCGCTTAACTGCGGGCAGGCTTACGCTATCGAGGACGGCGTAACGCCCCGCTTGCAGCTTACCAAAGCTGACGGGCATACCGTACTCAATGACGCAACCGTAGAAAACGGCGTTATCGTTGTCGAGCTGACACCGCAGGCACTCGCGGCCGCAGGCGTGGCGGTTGCCGAAATCGGACTTTATAAGGGCGAGGCTCTCTTGAGCTCGCAAATTTTCTATATTGATGTGGAGCGGGCGGCTTTTGATAAAGACGCACCCGCGAGCTCCGACGAGTTTAACGCTCTTGTGGACGCTCTCGGCAAGGTTGACGGCTCCGTAGCTGCCGCAGGCAATGCAGCAGCCGCAGCCAATACCGCCGCAGGCAATGCGGACAAAGCTACCACAAAAGCGGGTACCGCGACCGAAGCGGCAAACGACGCAGCTACGGCGGCAAACGCTGCCGCACAAAAGGCGGGCAATGTCAATATTAAGGCGGTACAGACGGCGACGGGAGCAACTGTTACCGTAACCGATAAAGAGGGCGTAGAAACCTCCGTACATATTGACACGCTTACAGCGGTTAATACCTGGGAGGATATTAAAAACGCCGTCCGCCTCGGACTCGGAGAAAAGCTCTTTCCCGTTGGTTATGAGTTTACTACAGAGGACTCCGTTACGGGAGCGGTTATTACCTGGGTTGTGAGAGGGCATAACCACCACGCAGCAGCAAACGACAAGCTCGAGTATACAATGACTCTCGAGGCTAAATATGTATACGGTGCCGCGAGCGGTACCTACAAGAGCCTTGCTTTTGACGCTCCCGAGGCTCTTTATTACGCAGCGGAGGAATTACCCGCAGGCACCTATAATTTTACCTTGCTTGCAGGCTACGACACTACATACGGCGGCGGCAAAACGCTTTCGTTTACTCTCACAAAGCCCGTACCCGCAGGCGGCGTAATTATGTTCCCCTGGGCTTATAACACACAGAGCACAGTAACCAAAATCAGCACATACGCAAACAATGCAGCTACGGCAGCTATTGAGAGCGTAGCCGTTACAGAGGCGGCAGACGGTACAAGCCTCGGCACCGCTGACGGCAAGACCGAAAATGTAAACCACACGCACCGTATACGCTACGGCTCCAATAACTACGCACAGAGCGCGGCTCGTCAATGGCTTAACAGCGACGCAGTAGCGGGCGCGGTTTGGGCTCCGTCAAATATCTTTGACCGCCCGCCCTCTTGGAATACGAGCTACAGCGGCTTTATGCGCGGCTTGCCTGCGGACTTTTTGGCAGCGGTACAGCCTGCAATCGTACCTTGCCGCACGAACTCTATTGCCGAGGTAAACAGCCTCGACGGTACCGAGTTTGTTATTAACCAGGTTTACGAGCTGCAAGATAAATTTTTCTTGCTCTCCCGCCCCGAAATTTACGGCACCTGGGACAGCGCGACCTACAAAGACGGCGAGCTGTTGGAGTTTTACGAGGGCTTTACCGATACCGAGCGTATCAAATACGACGCGGCGGGCTCGGCGCGTATCTGTTGGCTCCGTTCCCCTACCCCTGGGAACGCGAGCTACGAGCGCATTGTGACTACCTCGGGAGCGTTGTACAGCCTCCACGCGTTTTACGGTCGCGGAGTCGCCCCCGCTTGTATAATCGCATAATCTAAAATCCGCCTCGGTAGAGGCGGTAAAAAGGAGGTTTTAATATGAGCGTCAGAAAAGGCGACAGAGGCGAGGGCAAGCTGCAAGTGCTTAATAAAGCTCGAGAGCTTAAAAAGTATTCATTAGCAGCCCTCAAAAACGAGAAACACTTTCCAAAGAGTACCCGTTGGCTTTATGCCTCGCCGATTGCTACAGAGGTACGCGAGGCTTGTATTTGCATACGGCACGCTAACTCGGTATATGTAACCAACGCCGAGGAGTACAGCTACCGCCGTATGGAGCAAGTAAAGGCGCACGCTCACCTCGACGCTCTATTAGACCTTATCGACGACGCATACGACGCGGGCTATATTTCGGGTGATAAAGCGGAGTTTTGGACGGGGTTAATACTCAAGACAGACGACCTATTAAAAGCCTGGATAAAGTCCGACAAAGAAAAATACAAAGATATGTAGGGCGGTTGCTATATTTTCGGCTCGGCGCGTAACTGTTGGCTCCGTTCCCCTAACCCTGGGAACGCGAACAACGAGCGCAATGTGAATACCTCGGGAGCGTTGAACAACAACAACGCGATTAACGGTAACGGAGTCGCCCCCGATTGTGAGAATAGCCCGTATCAAGTAGTCAATAGACCAAAGCAGCGCAGCTCACACAAGGAGCGACCGTCCTACCTCCGAAAGGAGGGAATATTGCGGGCGACAAAGGTACCTTACGGGGTAGTCCTTTTATATGCGTCCGCCTACTTATTATGTCATACGAACAAGTAATATCTTTTGACAACCTCTACAAGGGGTTAAAACAAAGCTGCCGTAATATCCGTTGGAAAGATAGTACCGTAGGCTATGAGGGCAACGCCCTAAAGAATACTTACCGCTTACGAGAAAGCCTCTTGAGCGGAAAATACAAAATAGATAGGTACCAACACTTTACCATATACGAGCCGAAACGCCGCGACATTGTGGCGACCAGGTTAAAAGACCGACACTTTCAACGCTCGCTATGTGATAACGGACTTTATGAGCAGATAACGAAATCGTTTATAACTGATAATTGCGCCTGCCTGCGCGGGCGCGGAGTCGATTACACCTTAAACCGTATGACGGCGCATTTACGCCGTTATTATAAAGCTCACGGCTGCGACGGGTGGGTGCTCAAATGTGATATACACCACTATTTCCCGAGCATACGCCACGACATAGCAAAGGCTGCAATATGCAAGCGGGTAACAGATACGCAAATAGCGGCGCACGCCTGCGACATTGTAGACTCTTTCGGCGGTGATGTTGGTATAGGGCTCGGCTCCCAGGTATCGCAGCTTGTAGCTCTCGCCGTCCTGGACGACCTCGACCACTTTATAAAAGAGCGGCTCCGAGTCAAGCACTATATACGATATATGGACGATTTTATACTAATCCACGAGGACAAGGAATTTTTGCAGCATTGCCGCGCGGAGATAGAAAAGCAAGTAAACGCTATCGGGCTTGAGCTCAACGGCAAAACTACTCTCTATCCTCTCCGCCAGGGCGTAAAAATGTTGCAATGGCGTTTTATCGTTACCGACTCGGGAGCGATTATACGCAAAATGGGTAAAAAGAAACAAAGCAAGCAACGCCGCAAGCTCAAAAAGCTATACGCTAAAGAGCAGAGCGGCGACTATGCGCCAGGGACGGCTCACGAGTCCCTCGTTTCTTGGCTTGCAAACGCTGCCCGAGGAGATACCTACCACGAGCGGCGGAAAATGATAAATTTCTATAAAGAATTGGAGGGCTCTTACCGTGAAAAACAATTACCACAAACGCCTCGCCCAGGTTGAGGCAATGGCAGCAGCCACAAAAGCAGAACTCGAGGAAACCTTAAAGGCGGCATACGCCGCAGCCTGCGAGGAGAAAAACGAGGAGGAGGCAGCGGCACTCGCCCGCAAAATCCGTAATAAGCTGCTCGATAGCAGCGACGCGCAAATGTCGCTTGACCGCCTGGGGCTCGACACCTCCTCCGCTACAAAGTTTATCGCCTCGCTTTCTAAAATCTTTACGGGAGCCTGGGCAAAATACCGCCAGGCTTTGAGGGACTTACCTACACAAGCGGGCTTTCCGTTTAATGTAACTTTCCCGACTCCTCCCGACAGCGAGGAGGGCTCCGACAATGAGCCTATTTGAGCTTGTAGAGAGGCTCTGCGCTATTGCTCACTTGCAGGCGGATATTATCAAGGAGCAGGCGACAGCTCTTGAGCAGGCTAATATAACATTAAGCACCGACGAGGAGCTACAGAAAAAGCGGGACACCGCCGCAGCGGAGCTCGAGCTAATCGAAAGAGAATGTAATTAAGGAGAAAAAGCTATGTATTTTGAAACCTTTATTAAATGGCTCATACCGTTTTTGTGTGGCGGAGCTGTTTCAGCTTTAGGAGTCATTATCGGGCGTATTAAGCTCGGCAAAAAGAAACAAGACGCACTCGGAGAGGGCTTGCAATGCCTCCTCCGAGCCGAGATTATCGAACAATATGAGAAATGGGACGAGCGGGGCTATTGCCCTATTTACGCTAAAGAGGCGTTAAAGCGGGCTTATCATAGTTACCACACTTTAGGCGGAAATGATGTTGCTACGGGACTATACGAGCAAACAACGGAGCTCCCCGAGCACCCGCCGAGAGAAAAAACAAAGAAAGGAGGCGCGAGCAATGAGTAAGAAAATCCCTACACAGACAATCATTAGAGCTATTGTGCTGTTGGTTACTTTGGTTAATACCATTTTAACCATTTTCGGCAAAAACCCTCTGCCCTTTGCAGAGGACGAGCTCTACGCCTGGCTTACTGCTGCCGCTACCGTGGCGGCTACTTTGTGGGCTTGGTGGAAAAACAACAGCTTTACTCCCGAGGCTATCCAGGCGGACAAGTATTTAGCGGAGCTGAAAGCAAATAACAACACCGAAACAGAAACGGAGGAATAACAATGAACATTATTACAGCCTATGCAGTAAAAAACGACTGCTACAAGAAAGCCCAAAAAATGACACCCGCAGGAATTGTCGTACATAGTACGGGCGCAAATAACCCGAATTTGAAACGCTATGTAGACGCACCCGACGAGGTAGGCGTAAACCAATACGGAAACCATTGGAATAACTCCGCCGCCGATATGGGACGCTCTGTTTGTGTGCATAGCTTTATCGGCTACGATAAAAACAAGGCGGTAAGAGTCGCAAACATTCTCCCTTATAACTATTGTTGTTGGGGCGTTGGCAGCGGCTCTAAAGGCTCGTACAATTATAACCCCGCTTATATTCAGTTTGAAATGTGCGAGGACGGGCTGACAGACAAGGCGTATTTTACAGCGGTACGAGATGTCGCAATCGAGTATTGCGCTTACCTCTGCAAGGAGTTTAATATATCTGTCGATAAAATCGTAAGCCATAAAGAGGCGCACGCCCTGGGCTATGGCAGCAATCACGGCGACCCCGATAATTGGTGGAGCAAGCACGCCTATACTATGGATATGTTCCGCGCGGCAGTTAAAGCGAAGCTCGCCGCCCAGGAAACAAAACCCACAACGCCCGCAGTACCCGCCGAGCCTGCAAAGACTCTTTACAGAGTGCAGACGGGAGCTTTCACAAAGAAAGCTAACGCTACCGCCCTTGCAGAAAAGCTCAAGAAATCGGGCTTTGATACCTATATCGTGCAGAGCGGCAAGTATTACAAGGTACAAGTAGGAGCCTACAGCGTAAAGGCTAACGCCTCCGCTATGGCTGACAAGCTCAAGAAAGCGGGCTTTGATACCTACATTACAACGAAAGGCGGTACCGCCGTCGCTGCGGAGGCACCCGCTAAAAAGTCCGTTGACGAAATCGCGCGCGAGGTTATCGCGGGCAAATGGGGCAACGGCGCAACTCGTAAACAAAAGCTCACGGCAGCGGGGTACAACTACTCCGCTGTACAAAAGCGCGTAAACGAGCTGCTTAAATAGTCCTCCTTAAATCCATATAAAGAAAGGGCGGCGGGTTAGCGGGAAACTGCGCCCGCCGTCTTTTCGCATTTAGAGAGGAGTTTTTACAATGTCAAAGAGTAATGTAACCTTTATAAACACGAGCAAAGAGATTAAAAAAACAATGGTAGGGCTATCCAAAACCGCCCTCCGAGCCTCGGGAAAAGTCGTGCGTAAATATCTGCGCGCAGCGGTACCCGTCCGCTCAAAGCGTTTCAAAAATCATATAGGCTCTTGGGCTATGGTAGATTATAAAACGGGACAGCCGCAGCTACAAATCGGCTTTTACTCCTGGCAGAAAGTAAGAAAAAAGGGCAAGCTACCCTCACACGCGAGCCCGCATTGGGTAGAGTTTGGCGTAAACTCTCATACGATAGCGGTTAAAAATGCGAAAATGCTTGCTTATGATAACACGGTATACGGCAGAGCCGTACAGCACCCAGGCACACGGGCTACAAATGTACTCCGCGACACGGTGCAAAACAATATAGCAGAAATCCGAGCGGCACAAGAGGAATACCTCGCCGAGCTCTCGAAAACTCTTGAGGAGGCGGGAGCTAAAGTCTACACGGGCGAGGACACCGACGAGGACGACTAAAAGCAAAGGCGGGGACTCTATACGAGCCTCCGCCTTTTTGTCGTTTATTTATATACTTTTATAAGCATTGTAACACCGAGTCCGCGTGCGCCTTTGTCAATCGAGGCAACCGTAACGCTCGCTTTATTCTTTGCGAACATACCGCGCAGCTCGTTTAAGTCCTTATAGCCTATAAAACCTATTTGCTCTCCCTTTTTGGTAAATACTCCGATTGTATCGGGGTACTCTTGCGTAGGAGCAGGCTTAAACAGCAAGTCCTCGCCTACCTTTAATTTTGCTATGTAGGTTTGGCGGCTTGTACCGTTCTCGTTTGTGTACGCCGTTCCCCACACGCTATAGGTTTTCTCCGCTATAACCTTTTTAGAAAACAAGCCCATAAACAACCCTCCTATAATAAAAAAGTGCGTGCAACTCGACGCTGCACGCACGAAAAACGCAAGCTCCGAATTGCTACCACACTAATTCTATGTTTTACGCTATAAGACGCAAAAACGAGCCCGCATTTTTACCAAAGTAAAAACAGCGCACTTATAGCATAAAACACCATATTAAATTAGTGTGGTATCTATATTATAGCATACTGTCGTCGAAAAAGAAATATTTTCCGCGAAAAAGTGCAAAAATTTTTAAGAAAAGTATTGACATACTGCAAGCAGTATGATATAATATATTACAGAAAGGAGGTAAAAAGCCTATGGAAAATCAAGGCATAGAAAAAGCCTTGCAAGACCTGGCAAAAGCGTTAAGCGATAACGACACGGTGCAACGAGTCAAAGTTACGATAACACTTGTAAAGCCAAAGCCGAGCAAGGCAAAACCCGAAAGCAAGTAGCTTTCAAAGGCAGGGACGGGGCGAAAGCCCCTCCCGTAAGTCCTATTATAGCACGAGGTTTATAAAAAATCAAGTACACGGAAAGGACTTAAAGCTATGATTAGAAAAATTCCAAACGAAACACCGAGCTACCATTTTTACAACGCCAACCCGAAAGGCAAGCGGACGGGCGATTGCGTAGTGCGTGCCATATCAGCCGCCACGGGCAAAACTTGGGAGGAGGTTTTACAAGGGCTAACCGAAATAGCGTTAAAATTTAAGTTAATGCCAAATGACGACAAGTGCTACAGTAGATACCTCGAGAGCCTCGGTTGGAAAAAAGAAAAACAGCCCCGCAAAGACGACAACACGAAATACACGGGCTCGGAGTTTTGCGAGCTCCTCGACTCCAAAAACTGCGAGTATATACTGCCCTATCAAAGCTCAACAGATACCGTTATAGCTAAAATCGGCGGACATCATATTGTATGTATCAAAATACACGACTACGAACACAAAGTATTTGATACTTGGAATAGCACGGGCGGTTGTATCGGTAACTATTGGACGAAATAATAAAGAGAGCTGCGCTATCGGCTATACGGGCAGAAATGAGGCTAATATGATTATAGAAAAAAACGGAAAGACCTACACCGTAACCGAGCACCGCGACAAATGGACGGTATCGGCGGAAAGCGGTAAACTCTCGGTTGCTTTTGATGTTTCAAAAGAGCTATGCCCCACAGCCGACGCGCTGCGAGTGTATGTAAACAATAATAGTATTTTTTGAGGAGGGCTGACCTATGGCGGACAAGCGTAAAACGAAAACCTCTACCGAGGTAAAAACAAGATACAATCAAAAGACTTATGATGTAATAGCGGTTAGAGTCCCTAAAGAAACGGCAGAGGCTTTCAAGGCGAAATGTGCCGCCGAGGGAGTACCGCAAGCCCAAATTATAAAGCGGGCTATTGAGGAATTTTTGCAACAGTAACCGAGAGGGAGCGTAAACGGCTCCCTCTCTTTGTCTTTTTATATGATAAAACGGAGTGATTTTATTATGGCATACAAACATTTAACCTTTAACGACAGATTAAAAATTGAGGCTTGGCAAAAGGTAGGCACCTCCCCTCGAGTAATGGCTGAAAAGCTCGGCGTACATATCAGCACTATTTATAGAGAGCTCAAGCGCGGACAGTATGAGCACCTCAATTCCGATTATACAACCGAGCAGAGATACAGCCCCGATATTGCCGAGGAGAAAAACCAGGCTAACCTACGCGCTAAAGGTGCGCCGCTTAAAATCGGCTCCGACCACGAGTACGCGCAGTATATCGAGTATAAAATAAGAGTAGAGAAATACTCTCCCCGCGCCGTCCTGGGAGAAATCAAACGCCAGGGCGTAGAGTTTAGTACGAGCATATCGGCTCCGACTCTGTACCGCTATATCGAGCAGGGCGTTTTCCTCACTATCACAAACGATAATTTACCCGTTAAGAGAAATAAGAGCACCCGCAAATATAAGAAAGTGAGAGCGGCTCGTGCCTCTAAAGGTGAGAGCATAGAGAAACGCCCCGCAGAGATTGAGGAGCGTACCACTTTCGGACATTGGGAAATGGATTGCGTAGAGGGCAAGAAAGGCACGAAAAAAACTATGCTCGTATTGACCGAGCGTTACACCCGCTACGAGATTATCCGTATTATGAAAGACCACACCGCCGCGAGCGTTGTAAAAGCCCTTAACGGTATCGAGCGGGCATACGGCGCAGACTTTTATAAAATATTCCAAAGTATAACCATAGACAACGGCTCCGAGTTTTCCGATTATGAGGGACTCGAGCAGAGCTGCCGCCGAAGCGGTACCCGTACAAAGGTTTACTATTGCCACCCGTACAGCTCCTACGAGCGCGGCTCAAATGAAAATCAAAATAAAATGATACGCCGCCACTACCCGAAAGGCGTTAGCCTTGAGCGGGTAACGCCTGCCGACACCCGCAGGCTTGAAAAATGGATTAACAATTATCCGAGAGGGATTTTTGACTATTTTACCTCCGCAGACCTCTACGAGGCGTGCGTAAATAGCCTTTTATCTGCCTAAATTAAAATTTTTTGCACTTTTTTGCATTTATCCCTTGACTTTTCAAATATATTTAAAATTTTTAAGGTTGTAAAAAGGAATCTGCTTTATTATAATTAGTTTGGGTGATATTATGAAAAACGAATTCACACTTAACAACGGAATAACTCTGCCCGCAGCAGCATTCGGCACTTACAAAACGATAGACCAAAACGCCGAAACTATAACCGAAGCAATAAAAGCAGGTTACAGGTATTTTGACACGGCATCTTTTTACGGCAATGAAGAATATGTTGGCAAAGCCATAAAAGAAAGCGGCATACCCAGAAATGAATTTAAGATAGCTACAAAGCTTTGGAAAACAGAGATGGGATATGACAAGACTATGTACGCTTTTGAAAGCTCTTTAAAACGGCTTGACACAGACTATATAGACCTCTATCTTATTCACTGGCCTCTGCCTGAACCCGGTTACAAAGACTGGAAGCTGCTTGATTTTGACACTTGGCAGACGCTCGAAAAATTATATAATGAGGGAGTTATAAAAGCCATAGGCGTCAGCAACTTTTTGCCTCACCACCTGAAAAATCTGCTTGACGGATGTGAAGTAAAGCCGGCGGTAAATCAAATTGAATTTCATCCCGGTTATTCTCAGGAAGCTGCTCTTAATTACTGCAAGGAAAACGAAATACTTGTTCAGGCGTGGAGCCCGCTTGGCAGGACACGAGTTTTAAATGACGAACTGATTTGTGAACTTGCCGAAAAATACGGTAAATCCCCCGCCCAGATATGCATTAAATACGCTTTACAGCGTGGAGTTATGCCGATTGTAAAGACTTGTAACAAAGAAAGAATGGCAGAAAACCTTGACATTCATTCTTTTGAAATTGAAGAAGAGGACATGATGCGGCTTATGACAATGCCGCCAACGGGCTGGAGCGGCGAACATCCGGACAGAAAAAGAGTTCAGATACAGGCATAATGCTTAATCTATACAAATTAAAGAGAGGGGCTGCACTCTGCTGAGTGCTGAAAATTAGCATGAACCGAATTGATCTTTATACAAGTATCGTACCGAACAGGCGGCAGCTTATTATTCAGGATATGAAATTCTACGCTTTTGTTCACTATGGAATAAACACATTTACAAACCGTGAATGGGGCACCGGAAAAGAGAGCGAAAAAATCTTTGACCCAAAAAAGCAGAACACAGACCAGTGGTGTGAGGCAATCGCTTCTGCAGGTATGAAAGGTGTAATTCTAACCTGCAAGCACCATGACGGCTTTTGCTTATGGCCAACAGAAACTACCGAACACTCCATAAAAAACAGCCCATACAAAAACGGACACGGCGATATAGTGCGGGAAGTGAGCGAAAGCTGCAAAAAGTACGGACTTAAATTCGGTGTTTATCTTTCCCCATGGGACAGAAACGCAAAATGCTACGGAACACCCGAATATAATGATTTTTACATAAAACAGCTTACTGAACTGCTTACGAACTACGGCGATATTTTTATGCTGTGGCTTGACGGCGCCTGCGGAGCAAAAGCAGACGGGCAGCCAGTGCAGGACTACGATTTCGAACGCATTTGGAAAACCGCAGTGGAACTTCAGCCTGATATAGTTATGTCCGGCTGTGCGCCCGATGTGCGGTGGATCGGAAATGAGAGCGGCAAGACTCGAGAAAGCGAATGGAATGTTGTACCTAAGTTTGAATATGACCAGCAGAATTTTGCAGCGAACTGCCAAACTGATGACAATATGAAAAAATTCCAAAAGCGCTGTCAGGATGTTATGCTGCCGGACATGGGGTCAAGAGAGTTTTTAAGCAATTTTGATGAATTCATGTGGTATCCCGCTGAAGTGGATGTTTCTATCAGGCTTGGATGGTTTTATCATCCGATGCAGCGAATGACTCTTAAATCACTAAACAAACTAATGAAAATATATTACAACTCAGCAGGAAACAATTCGCTGTTTCTTCTTAACATACCGCCAAACAAGAACGGTCTGTTTGCTGAAAGTGATGTAAAACGGCTCAAACAAATCGGAAAATGGCTGAGAAAAGAAGATGAACTTGTAATCAAAGAATACCAACGCACTGATAAGAACGGAGGATTTGAAACAGAACTTAAATTCCCCAAGCAGAGCGTTGACAGAATAAGAATGAGCGAAGATACAACAAAATCTCAGCGAATTGAAAAATACAGCATTTACGCAGGAAGCAAAAAAGTGTTTGAAGGGACTATAATAGGATTTTCCAAGATAGCTGTTTTTGAGCCTGTGGTTACCGACACGCTGACTATAAAAATAGAAGAATGCAGAAAAGAGCCGTATCTCAAAACGGCTGAACCTGTTGCAACGGGAGCATACAGGGTAAAATAAGATCAAATAATTAAGGCGCAGTAAGAGCGATAACTCTGACTGCGCTTTTTTTATTTTGCGTTTATAAAGCACCCAAACTCTGGCAATAATAATTGCGTACATAAAAATTGAATGGTGGTTTTATGTATGCAGTTCAACAAGGTGGAAATATGCGGTATCAACACAAACGATATTAAAGTACTTAAAGAAAGCGAAAAAATAGAATTACTGAAAAAAGCAAGAAAAGGAGATATGAAAGCAAGAGATGAACTCATAAAAGGCAATCTGAGGCTTGTGCTTTCGGTTATACAACGTTTTCAGAACCGAGGCGAATCGATGGACGATTTATTTCAAGTGGGCGTTATAGGCCTTATAAAAGCCATAGACAACTTCAATCTTGATTTACAGGTAAAATTTTCTACCTATGCAGTACCGATGTGCATCGGCGAGATACGCCGCTATTTAAGAGACGACTCCCCTATTCGCGTAAGCAGAAGCATGAAGGACACGGCATACAAAGCGATGCAGGTAAAAGAGGAACTGATAAACAAAAACAAGCAGGAGCCGTCAATAGAAGAAATTGCAAAAGCGCTTAACATGAAAAAAAGCGAAGTGGTGCTTGCGCTGGAAGCAATTGTTGACCCGATTTCACTGTATGAACCTGTTTACAATGACGGCGGAGATACGATATATGTGATGGATCAGGTGGGAGACAGCAACACAGACGGCGACTGGATAGACGAAATAATGATAAAGGACGAAATAAAGAACCTTGACCCGAGAGAAAAAAATATACTTTATCTTAGATTTATGCAGGGCAAAACACAGATGGAAGTTGCAAAAGAAGTCGGTATAAGCCAGGCGCAGGTTAGCAGGCTTGAAAAAAATGCTTTAAGACGAATAAAAGATCACAAGTAACAAAGTTAATATTTTTAAATCAATACGAAACAGCCGATAAGAAAAAGCCGCGTTCAGATGAACGCGGCTTTAATTTATGATTTTGCTTTTTTGAGAATCGGGGCAAGATACTGACCTGTATAGGATTTTTTGCACTTGGCAACTTCTTCGGGAGTACCTGTTGCCACTATCTTTCCTCCGCCTTTTCCGCCCTCGGGACCGAGGTCGATAAGATAATCGGCAGTTTTAATAACATCAAGATTATGCTCAATTACAAGGACTGTATTGCCGCTGTCAACAAGAGCATTAAGCACTTCGATAAGCTTATGAACATCTGCGGTATGAAGACCCGTTGTAGGCTCATCCAAAATATATATCGTTTTACCGGTTGAGCGTTTCATAAGTTCGGTTGCAAGTTTTACTCTCTGCGCTTCACCGCCCGAAAGAGTTGTTGCAGGCTGGCCAATCTTGATATATCCGAGACCTACATCTGAAAGGGTTTTCAGTTTTCTGTAAATCTTGGGCTGCTGTTTAAAGAATTCAAGTCCCTCGTCAACAGTCATTTCAAGAACCTCAAAAATGTTTTTGCCCTTGAATTTGACCTCGAGCGTTTCGTGGTTATACTTATGACCTGAGCAGACTTCGCAGGGTACGTAGACATCTGCAAGGAAGTGCATTTCTATTTTAACGATACCGTCGCCCTGGCAGGCTTCACATCTGCCGCCCTTTACATTGAATGAAAATCTGTTTGCCTTATATCCGCGCATTTTTGCATCGGGAGTTGAAGCAAAAAGTTCTCTTATATCATTGAAAACACCTGTATATGTTGCAGGGTTTGAACGCGGAGTACGCCCTATAGGTGACTGGTCGATATCTATAACCTTATCCAGATATTCGGCGCCCTTTATTTTTTCAAACTTACCGGGGCGTTTTTTTGCGTTATTCAGCTCATTGGCAAGATATTTATAAAGTATCTCGTTTACAAGGCTGGATTTACCCGAGCCTGAAACACCTGTTACCGCAACAAATTTGCCGAGAGGAATTTCGACATCTATCTTTTTAAGATTGTTTTCAGCCGCACCGAAAACCGTGAGTTTATGCCCGTTCCCGTTTCTTCTTTTGTCCGGAACGGGTATGGATTTTTTACCTGAGAGATACTGACCTGTTATTGATTTTTCACAAGCAATAATATCATCAACGGTGCCTGCTGCTATTAGTTCGCCGCCATGTATTCCTGCTCCCGGGCCAATATCAACAATATAATCTGCAGCACGCATGGTATCTTCATCATGCTCAACTACTATTAGCGTATTGCCGATATCACGCAGATGACGAAGTGTATTAAGGAGTTTATCATTATCACGCTGATGCAGACCTATTGACGGCTCATCAAGAATATAAAGAACACCCATAAGCGATGAGCCTATCTGAGTTGCAAGGCGTATTCTCTGTGCTTCTCCGCCTGAAAGCGTAGCCGCCTCACGTGCCAGTGAAAGATAATCAAGACCTACAGAATTGAGGAATGTAAGTCTTTCCCTGATTTCTCTTATTATCAGATTACCTATCAGCTGTTCTTTTTCGGTGAGTTCAAGGCTGTTTATGAAATCAAGTTCTTCAGATATTGACATACAGCAGAACTCATAAATATTTTTTCCGCCTACTGTTACGGAAAGGCTTATAGGCGACAGACGCGCACCCTTACAATCAGGACAGCGTGATGATACCATAACCGTTTCTATCTCTGCTCTTGCCCACTCTGAAGACGATTCTTCATAACGCCTTTTAAGGTTATTGATAACGCCCTCAAAATCATTGGTATACGTTCCCGAGCCGTAGGCGGTTACACGCTTCATTTTTATCTTTTTGCCGTTTGTGCCGTATAGTATTGCTCTTACGCCGTCTTTAGGCAGCATTTCAACAGGCATATCAAGAGAAAAGCCGTACTCTTTGGCAATAGCCTCAAAATACATTTTGGCAATCGAAGAGCCGTCTGCAACATTCCAGCCGCTTGCTTTTATAGCGCCCTGGTTTATTGAAAGCTTTTTATTGGGAACAACAAGATTCTCGTCTATTTCCATAAAAGTGCCGAGACCCGAACAGCGTTTGCAGGCTCCGTAAGGATTGTTAAACGAGAACATACGCGGGCTCATTTCCTCAATTGAAACGCCGTGCTCCGGACAGGCATAATCAAGTGAAAAAAGTTCATCGCCCTTATCAACAATATTGCAGATAACGATACCTTTTGAAAGGCGTGTTGCAGTCTCAATACTGTCCGCAAGCCTGCTCCTGATGGACTCATTTACAACAAGACGGTCAACGACGACCTCAATATTATGTTTTTTGTTTTTATCAAGCTTTATTTCTTCAAAAAGGTCATAGATACTGCCGTCTATGCGCACTCTTGAATAACCTGACTTGCGGGCGTCCTCAAGTTCCTTGGTATACTCACCTTTTCTGCCGCGGACTATAGGCGCCATTATCTGAATACGTGTACCCTCATCGTAAGACAATATCTTATCAACTATCTGGTCAACCGTCTGCTGTGTAATCTCTCTGCCGCAGACGGGGCAGTGCGGTATGCCTATTCGGGCATAAAGCAGTCTGAGGTAATCATAGATTTCAGTTACAGTACCAACCGTTGAACGCGGGTTTTTAGAAGTGGTTTTCTGATCAATGGAAATTGCTGGACTTAGGCCCTCAATATAATCCACATCGGGTTTTTCCATCTGGCCGAGGAACTGACGAGCGTATGATGAAAGGCTCTCCACATATCTGCGCTGACCCTCTGCGTAAATGGTATCAAAGGCAAGGCTTGATTTTCCCGAGCCTGAAAGTCCTGTGAAAACAACAAGACTGTCACGCGGTATCTCTACATCTATAT